GTCATGAAAGATATGACCACTGGCAACAAGTGAACCGAATGTGCCTTCGGCTTGCTTCTGTGACCATCCAGCATCTACAAGATCACTTGCTTGCACTACAGGCATTGGGTCGTCCATCATGTCATTGATGCACTTAGCACCAGTGTTGCTCATGCCAGCTTTGACAAGTGTTATCATTGCGGCTGTTTGGTTTGCTGTTAGCTGTGTTGAGTTGCTCATGCTAATTCTCCCACTTGTTCAGCGTGGAACTCTGTCACATAGTCGATCAACTCAGAGTTAAGGTTGTGAAGTAGTTCAGTTCCTAAGTAATCAACGATAACTTTCTGAGCGTATCCATATGAACACTGTGCATCATGTGCAATGTACTTAGTAAACTGCTCGATAACGAAAGAACGTAGCTTCTTACGGTTTCCTTCGCACTCACCTATTCGCTTTAGGTTCTGTCTATAGTGGTCTTCGCCTAAGTAAGACCCATCGAGCCAGCAAGAGAACATTCTGAGTGTGTGGTTGTCTCCAGCCATTGCAAGAACATGGCTATTCACGGCTTCGTCTATGCCCTGTAGGTCTCTGATGATGTTGCTTTTGATTTCATTTGTCATTCTTAAGTTCCTTCTTTGGTTAAGAAGTCACTTGCTTTCTGACTGTATCCCTCGGCCTGTTGTTGGCTTTGGTCTGCGACTTGATCCGCTTTGGTGGAGGGAGTTACAGTCCCCTGCCACACCTTGCGGCCTGTCGCCCATCTTTAGTCATAGGCTAGTGCCTTCATGTGTAACAAAGGATTACCATATATAGGAATCCCTCGTCAACACATTATTTACTATATTTGGCAATTAATATCTAAAGAAATACTTGTGTCACCCTTTAGAAGAGAAAGACACAAGATATACGACGGATAAGAACCACAAGCCAGACTATACAGGCTAGTGATGACCTTGGTAGAGCTACATCCTTCAGACTTCCCTTGAAGGCATGATGCTCCCAAGGTCAAGAGACTACTATAGACTACTATAGACTACTATAGACTACCTTCGAACATCCTCTCCATGACAAACAACAAAGACTATAGACAACTAAAGACAAAGACTAGGACGACTATAGATACTAAGGACAACTAAAGATGACTATAGAGAACCAAAGACAACCAGAGATCATGCGTCTTTCTATTGTTGTGGTCGTTGGTGTTGTCTTATGTCTGTTGTCTGTCGTTGGTTTGTCTGTTGTGTCTGGGGTCTACTGGAACGCGTAAGGAATGTAGGTTGGCTTGGGATTACTGAGGATTACTGAGGATGTCTAAAGATGTCTAAGGATGTCCCAATGTTTCCTTTAACATATATAGGGTCAACCAGATAAATTTCCCTAGCTAATGTCTAATGTCCTGTGTTTGTCTTTCGTATTTACCACCAGATACTGAGGGATACATCATCCTTCACCTGTACTTATCCATAGAAAACAACAGGTTACACAAGACACCACTAGATTTTTTATAGGTTCACAGGAAATTAGACCCCCCGTACCCTTAAAATAACATCAATTTCAAAAAGAAGGCTAAAGGTTGTTCTTGTTGTTGTTGTTGTTCGGCCTTCGAAACAAGAGCCATCCCCAGAAACACAACAGAGGAACCCCAGATATGGCACTCGAAACAGGAACTTACGTCAACAGCCTCAACGCCTCAAACCCAGCCTCCACAGACGGCTTGGCGCAAGCTGATGACCACTTACGATTAATCAAGAGCACCCTTCTCTCCACGTTGCCCAACGTCACTGGAGCAATCACATCGTCACACACAGAACTCAATGTTCTCGATGGTGTCACAGCGTCAACTACAGAGATCAATAAGCTAGACGGATTGACTGCCACGACATCCCAGTTAAACAGCCTAGCCGCTGGTGGAGCCATCCCTGCTGGTGGTATCATAATGTGGTCTGGGGCAGTCTCAGCGATACCTAGTGGTTGGGTCTTATGTAATGGTTCTAATAGTACCCCAGACCTTCGTAATCGGTTTGTGGTGGGTGCTGGCTCATCTTATAGTGTCAATGACACTGGTGGTACTGATAGTGTCTCACTGTCTACAGCCAACATACCAGCACACAGTCACAGCTTTAGTGGCTCTGGTACTACCAGCACTATAGGAAACCACACGCACCCTGACGTAGCACAGCCGCATCCTACAGACACTGGACGAGATGGTGACGCTGGTTCTCCAGTGACAGGTCTTAATGAGTTCAACAAACTAGGGAACTCCACAGGAGCCGCTGGTAGCCACAACCACACATTCTCAGTCAGTGGTACAACAGGCAACACTGGTAGCGGAAGTTCACATGAGAACAGACCACCATACTATGCCCTAGCGTACATAATGAAAACTTAATGGAGTAGTAGCCCATGACTAACCTCCCTATCCGTGGGCTTGGGTCTGTTGGTGTCATTACAGACATCGACCCATACAGCCTACCCATCAATGCCTACACTAGAGCTAAGAACGTCAGGTTCAATGAAGCCAAAGTAACAAGAGCACCAGTATACAGGAGTATCTCAGGTAACCTTACTGTTACCCCTAAGTTCATCTATGGTATCGATGCCCTCACGGGATTTGATACAGTTATAGTGGTGGATGATACCTTTGACATCTATGAGATGTCTAATGGTGTCCTATCACAGAAGTTCAACAGTTCACTGTCTGCATCATATATTACACCCGTGACAGCTACGATCCTTGCAGACGTACAGTACATCAACAGAGCAAACACAGTGCCAGTACATAGAGTACCCAGCGCAACTAACTTTACTGCATTGCCTAACTGGCCTTCTGGTGTAACCACGACAGCCATGAGATCATATGGTGACTTCTTACTTGCACTAGGCACTATAGAAAGTGGCGTAGAGTTCCCTAACAGGGTTCGCTTTAGTGACCCCGTGTTAGCTAACCAAGTCCCTAGTACATGGGATGCCTCAGACTTAACCAACAGTGCTGGCTTCAATGACTTAGTGCAAATGAAGACCCCCATAGTCGATGGTGCTACCCTTGGCTCCAACTTCCTTGTCTATTCACAAGACCAAGTGTGGATGATGGAGTTTGTTGGCGGTGCATTCATATTTAACTTTAGGAAACTCTTTGATGACGCTGGGGTAATCAACCAGAACTGCATCCAAGAAGTCGAAGGTAAACACTATGTCTTTGATAGGGATGATGTCTATGTAACTGATGGCAACACCAGACAATCTATATGTGACGGAAGAATCCGTGACTACATCTTTAATGGCCTAGACAACTCAAAGACTGAACAGTGTTTTGTCTTACATAATTCACTGCTCGAAGAGTTATACTTTTGTTACCATACGGGCGACGATATGGCTGAATATGCAGAAGGTGACGCATGTAACCGAGCCGCTGTCTATAACTACAAAGAAGACATCTGGTCATTCTATGATTTGCCTAACGTAGTTTCTGGTGCACAAGCCAACGTAAACTCTGTGTCTACATACGCAGACGCCACGACTACCTACGAAAACGTAGGTGGCTCATATCACACCCAAGAAAGCCCATACCAAAGACATCCACTTGTCCTAGCAAAAGCTGGGGGTGGGGTAGCTAACAGCAAGGTCTATGGTATCGACTTGATTGAAAAAGGTAGTCTATCACAGCCTATAGACACGGCAGTATCTAAGCCGTTCTTCCTTGAGCGTGTGGGTCTTGACCTTGATGACCAAGGCATACCCCTCACTGGCTATAAGATCATATCTAAGATCACACCGCAGATTTCTACAGACAGCTCAGAAGGTAGCTTTGTGTTTACTTTTGGAGCCGCAGACTTACCACATGCCGCCCCTAACTATGGGTCGCCCGTAGCGTTTGATGCCCTCTACAACTACAAAGTCGATACTCGTATGTCAGGTAGATACCTGTCGTACAAGATGACAGCTGGAGTAGACAAAGACTTCAACTACACGGGTATGGATGTCGAGATCAATGTCACTGGTCGGAGGTAACTTATGGCTATCTCAGATAAAATTAATATGCTGGTGTCTGCTTATGTCAGACGCCAAGCACCAACACTCTCTCCAGAGTTTCTTCCTAACTACCTACAGGAAGAACTACGAGAGATCGAAGCGTCTATAAAATCATTAGCAGACGCAAGTACCCAAGTAACCGACAGAGAACCTACCAACCCAAGAAAGGGCATGGTGCGTTATGCCGTGTACCCTTGGGAACCATTAGGATCAGGCGTATCTAAACTTGTTGTCTACAACGGCACAGCTTGGGTAGCCGTATAAAATAAAAGGAATAATATAATGATACCTTGGGGTGCAGTTATAGGTGCTGGAGCCAGCTTACTTGGCTCAAAGATGCAATCAAAA